GTTGAGCGCACGGTCGAACGCCTGCGCGTCTGTGAGAGAGACGGTGTCTGCGACTGGCTGCGTCCAGTTCGTGCCGCCGCCGTTCAGGACTGGCGACGCATTGTCCGCGAGCGTCGGGTTGTCGCTGATCACGAGGCCGCGGTCGAAACTCTCCGCGTCTGTGAGGCTGGCCGCGTCGGCGATGCTCACGCCACGATCAAACGATTGGGCGTCTGCGAGGCTCGCGGCGTCGGTGACGGTGAGGCCCCGGTCGAACTGTTCGGCGTCGCTCGGCGTGACCGTGTCGCTGATCGACACTCCACGGCCGATGCTGACGCTCGTGCCGTCGGCCAACGTGGGGTTGTCGGAGACGGCTAGGCCACGGTCGAACGCCTGCGCGTCTGTGAGCGTCGCGGTGTCAGAGAAGTTGATGGCACGGTCGAAGCTCTGCGCGTCTGCGAGCGTCGGATTGTCGGCGAGGTTGACGGCCCGGTCGAACGCGGTGCCGTCCGACATGGTGACGCTGTCAGAAGGGGTGACCGTCCACGCTGTGCCGGAGCTGACCGGTGGCCGGCGAGCGACGATGACGGCCATCTAGCGCCACCCCACAGTCGGCAGACGAGGATGGTGAATCATCTGGCTGCGGATCATCTGCGGCGTCCAAACCCCACGCGGACGCCGGCGATGAGTCGGCGATGACGCCTGGTGGTAGGCGACACCGCCAGCCGCGTAAGAGTTGTCGACCGACCACGTGAACGTCACCGCCTGACTCGTACCAGCGACACCCGCGATGTACTGGAACAATGATTCGTCCCACGACGATGCGCCGACGATCGTGTTGCCGCCCGTCCCGGCGGTCGGCGTCGTCCACCCCGACCCAGCCGCGATCTGGCCGATCGTGCCGGTGCTGTTGTTGTACTGGGTGACGCTGACAACCAGGTCACCCGCCGTCAGGCCGGACAGCGTGCCGACGGTGACGGGCGACGCAGGCGCCGGGTTCCCGTTACCCGCGACGGCGGGAGAGTACGCCCAACTCGTCGTGTCCAACCCGGAGAACTCGAAGCATGACATCGTCTTGCGAGTGGATGCTGCGGAGAGCGTCGCGGTGATCGTCGTCGCCGACGCGAGGCCGCTCGGGCAGTAGGCGGAGAAGATGCCCCACCCTTCGGTCGTGCCGGCGACGCCGCTGCCGGTGCCGTCGACCTGGAACGTCGCGCCCGTCGCCGCGACGCTCGAAAGCGTCGTCGCGTTCGTGAGGCGGTTCGTGTAGAAGCCGATGATGTGGTTCCCGGCGGCGACCGCGCCGTTCGTGGTGACGGCGATCGTCGCTGAGTTGACGGTGCTCGTCCCGCCGGCAGCCTGGAGGGCTTTGACGAACGCGACGGGCATCTAGCCGATCGTCACCCTCATCCACGCCCTGACGTCGACCGCGGCGCTGGGTGTGACGCGCATAGCGATCGCCTTCACCGATCCTCCAGACAGATCGGTTTCCAGCTCGCTGCCGGGCTCGAATTGTTCGGTGTAGAGGCCGTTGAACTGCGGGATGTAGTGCTGCCAAACCTGGGTGAGGACGGTCGGTTCGGCGGTGTAGTTGTGCTGCACGGTCGGCTGGAACGTGATGGGATGCCCGCTGATCTGCACCGGCGAGGGAGGCGAAGCGCCGACGGTGCCCGCCGTCGCCTGTGTCGACTGGCACAGCTCGACCACGGCTGGCGTCGCGGTCGCTGTCGCGCCGTCCATGCTGACGCCGAACGCGACGACGTTGATCGGCTGGTTCGCCCCAGCGATCACGTTCAATACCGTGTGCACCGCCGAGATGTTGTACGGCGTGTTCGAGCAGTAGTAAACGGGCTGGCTCATCTACGCCACGACCACGCTGATGATGCCGGAGGCGTTCCACGCGATCGTGATCGTCGCGCCGCTCGGCGCGGTGACCGTGCCGCCGAACTGGACGAACGAGACGAGCGGCTTGTTCGACGCTGGCGATGAGTCGTAGACGACCGCGGCGACCGCTGAGAGCGTGCCGGTCGATGTCCAGACGGCGTTCCCGGCAGTCCAACTCGTCGTCTGCCCGTTCGTTGTCGCAGGACTCGTGAGCGCGACACCGCCGGCGGTGTACCCGTTCGCGGTCGCGAGCTCGGTGAACGCCGTCGTGAACGGCGCCGCATCAAAATACTTGTGCGTCGCCGCATATGTATACGCCGTGTTGGTGAGTGCGCACTTGATGGCGTCCGAGTTGAGGTTCGCTTCCTTGTTCCACGTCGTGGTCAGGATCATCGGGTACATGTTGGCGGTGACGGCCACTAGTTCGACCCTCCGCTCGGCGTGGGCGACTCGGCGTCGCTCACGGCCGTCGGCACGCCGATCACGATGTTGCCGTTCGGCGTCTGGATGATCTCACCCGGCTCGGGCTGCTCATCCTCGGTAGATACCGACCGGACGGGCGCTGCGTCTTGCGTCATCGTTTCCTCCTACGTGCCGGCGGTTTCGACCAGGACGCGGGTATCGGCCGGGCTGACCTGGTTCGCCGTCGCAGCGACGGCGAACAGCGTCCCGTTGATGCCCGCTGTGAGAGTGAGCACGCCGTTCGACGGGATCTGCACGCCGTTGGCGGTGGTGACGGTGTTGTCGACGCCGACCGCGATCGCGTTCGGGCCGAGGTTCTGGATGACGACGGCGCTCCGCTCTGCCACGTTCGTGTTCGCGGCGAGGATCTGCGTGGCCGCCGTGGCGACTGCGACGTTCGCCATGCTGTCTACCGCTCCTCGGCGGCGGCACGAGGCCGCGTTTCCTTCTTGTGGCCGAGCGCAGCCAGCACCTTCGCGGCGTCGTCTGCCTGCTCCTTGTCGCCACGGATCTTTGCGCCCTCGAGCGCGCGCTCCGTGTCAGCGATGAACCGCTCCATCGCCCACTCCGGGTCTTCGTGGCCTTCCTCTTTGAACCAGTTCTTCGTCGCCATGTCGGCGCTCTCCCTTCAGTTGTGCGGGGCGAGCCGCAGCCGCCAGGACGCGGCTCGCCCCACGGTTCGGGTTGTCCAGTCGGCCTAGAAGGTCGGCGGGACGAGGCCGGCGCCCGAGATGACGCCGCTCGCGGCGGGGTAGCGGCCCGCGGTGAACGCGGCGTACCCGTAGGCGATCAGCTGCACCTGGAGGCTCGTGCCGGCCTGCTGCTCGAACGCGAGCGTGACTGGGTCGTTCGCCCGCTCCCACAGATGCACGACGGAGCTGGCCTGGACGATGATGCGGTCCTCGTTCGTGCCGGCGCCGAGGTTCGTCGGGATGTTCGCGTCGGTGAACACCGGCAGCCCCTGCAGGCGCGTCCCGGTGTACCCGTAGGCGGCGACGTCGCCGCCGTCGCCCATCGCGTTGAAGAACGGGCCGCCCGAATCGGGGATCAGCAGCGGCCGGTTCTGCGAGTCGAGGCCGGCGCTGAAGAAGCCGTAGCGCCGGGGATGCATGATGATCTTGTCAGCGTTGATGCCGAGGCCACCGACGGCCGTCTCGATCTGCTGGATCAGGTCGGCGATCTTTGGCCACACCGCCGCGACGGTCGCCGTCGCCACGGTGCTGGTCGAGATGCTTGCCGTGCTCAGGACGCCGAGGATCTGGCCGGACGCGCCGGATCCCGAGATGCACTGCGTGTCCAGCGCAGCGGCGTAGCGGGCGCCGAGGTCCTCCATCAGGATCGGCTCGCTGTACTGCGCCCGCTCCAGCGTCTGCCTCGACACGGGCGAGTAGCCGCCGACGGTGCGGACCGGCACCGTCAGGTCAGCCTCGACCGGGTCCTGCGTCGTCAGCGCCGTTGACTCTGACGCCTGCACACCGGCAGCGAGGCCCGTCGTGAACCGAGGCACGATCAGCGACATGCCGGTGTCCGGCAGGTCCATGTGGTTCGCCTGGTTCGCATAGACGCGGCCGTTCCGCAGCGCCTTCGCGTACAGGTCGACGAGGTACTGCGGCGGGATCGCCCCGCCCAGCGTCGCCGTGGCGACGGCGCGCTGCTCGCCGGCCTCCTTTTCGATCCGCGCGATCTCGTACTGCTGGTGCCGCGACAGCCGCTCGGCGGCGGCTCCGTCGTGACGAACATCGCGCATGTACACGTCGCGCAGGAACCCGCGGGTGAGCGGCGTCTCCTTTGTGTACATGTCCGGCTCGGTGACGCTGATCCGCGTCTCCTCGCCGGCCGGCAGCGGCTGGTACTTCTCGCGGGCACGTGCCCGCGACTCGACGGTGTCGAGCTCCGTCTTGCACCGCTCCGCCGCCTCCTCAGCCGCGCCGACTTCTGCGTCGAGCGGCTCGAAGTAGCCGGCGTCTGCGTCTTCTGGCGCGTCGTCGATCTGACGCAGCGCCTCCTGAACGCGCTCCGCCGCCTCGTTGTAGGCGGTGCGGAGCTCGTCGATGGTCTTCGCGGCCATCGTCGTCCTTTCGGTTCAGCGGGTGGGGTAGCGCATCGCTGCGAGCCGAGCCCGCGCGTGCGCCTTCTTGCGCGCCACGAGTGCGCGCTGCGCGTCACCCCCATCCGGGGCGATGACGCTCCCACCCACCAGATCCGAGGCTGGTGCGATGGCAGTGAGGCCCGACGCATCGCCGAACAACTCGGCGGCGTCGCGACCGAGATACGCAGCGGCCGACCGAACGGCGACGCTGGTATCCGGGTAGGCGCCTGCAGGCGTGATCGTCACGTCGAACAGGCGGCCGATCTGGCGGATCGTGCGCAGCGTGTCGCTGCGACCATCCTCAAGTTCTCCATGCTCGAACGTCTCGCCGTCGGGCGGGACGGTGAACCCGAACGACATCTGGTCGACGACGCCGGCGCGCATCTGCTCAACTAGGTCGCGGGCGTAACTCACGCGCGGGTTCAGCTTCGCGTGCATACGCAGACCGTGGTCGTCCTGGTTGAGGTCGAGGGCGCCGGGGCCGCGGACGCCGGTGCGAGCGAGCGGATAGTTCAGGTCATGGCCGATCAGCAGGTGAACGTCGGGGCGGCTGGCGAGGACGGCGCCGAACGCGCCCGGCTCGATCCGCTCGCGCAGCCGCACGTGACGGCCGTCGCGGAGCGTCGTCTCGCTGTTAAACACGGCGGCGTAGCCCGTGACCGTGTACCAGTCGCCGCCCGTGTGACCGTCCGGCCCGTTATCGCCGGGCGGATCGCGGAGCTCGACCTCGGTGAGTTGGACGACGCGCCGCTCGACCGCGTCGTCAGCTGCACGCATCCCGCCCTTCCACGAGTCAGGGATCATGTCCATCCGGCCGAGCGCCTTCGCGCGCTTCACGATGAACGCCTTCACCTCAGAGGCGCCGTTCGCGCGGCCGATCGCATGGATGGCGTTCGAGAGGTCGCCGGCGGTCACGATCGGGTAGCGGCCGTCGATGATCTCGCCCTTCGCGTTGCGGACCGGAATCGCCTGCCCCTTCTTCGCCAATGCGACGCGCTCCGCGGTACTGAAGTCGCGGCGCAGCTCCACATCGTCGGCAGCCAGAAGACCCCGACTCTCGTCAGGCTCGATGAGCGTCATCTGTACCTCTCTCTAGTCGGAAGGTTCGGCGTTGAACGCGGCCGGGATCGGGTTAGCTCCGCCGCCGACCGGCGTGATCTGCGGCGTCGCACCGAGCCCGTCCGGATGGGGCGGAAGGCCGATCTGTGCACGCCCCTCGTCAGGTGCCAGCGTGCCGTCCTGGATCCGGAGGTGCATGATGTTCGCCTCGGTGACGAGGTCGCCACGAACGAACTGGTCAGTGTCAAACCACGGGTAGGTCTGCGAGTAGGGCGGGAACACCTGTGGGTCGGCGGCGACAGCCTTCTCGATCCGCTTCAACTCGGGGCCGAGGCCGAACCGCAGCCACGTCGCCAAGTCCTGCTCGAGGTTCGGAACGCCGCGCGTCTGCACCGGCACGCCCAGCAGGTCGGCCGGCACGCCCATGATCATCGCCGCGTCGCGAGCGGTCAGGCCAGCCATGTCTACATACGCGGCGTCGACGGCGGTCATCCCGATCGGCGTCACCGTCGCGCCGCCGCCGAGCACCAGCGTCGTGTCACCAGACGTCCCCTCGTACTGCGCGGCGTACTGGCCGCGCCACTGCTCCGCCTCCGTCGGCGTCACCGCGGGAGGGAACACGACGGCCTGCTGGATCGCGGTGCCGCGATTCCACATCCGGCTCTCGTGCCGCATCCGCCCGAGGCTCGCGCCCAGCGCCTCCTTGAACACCTTCACCGGGCTCGGCGCCTCGAGCGTCCCGCCGTTGCCGTGGCCGCGGATGTGCAGGATCGTCGAATCGTCGACGGTGTACACCTTCCGGCCGTTCCCGACCGGATCGACATACCCGTCGCCGACCGATACGCGCCACTCGTTCACATCGACCGGCGTGACCTGGTCAGGGTGCAGCGCATACCAGTCGACCATCCGGCCCAGCGCCGGGTCGACGTTCTTCCAGATGTAGGCATTCCCGCGGTAGGCGAGCGACTCTTCGACGGCGTCCCAGAACACGGGCGTCGTCTGGTACTCGTTCTGGCGAGGCTGCGAGAACATCTGCGCCTGCCACACGCCGGGCGCCTCGGCGCGGTCGACACCGTAGCCGCGGAAACACTTCAGGTCGAGCGTCGCGACCGCCTCGGCGCGCAGCCTGGCGGCGCGGTAGATCGCGGGGATCGCCTGCGCGTTCTGCGTCGCGTCACCCCACGACTGGCTGCGCAGCCCCGTGTACCCCCACCGCGTCATGTCGGTGAGCGCGAAGCTGCGATGCTCGATCTCGGCCGTCGTGGTGCGCAGGATCACTTCGCCCTCCGCAGCCGGCGCCACCACGGCCGATCCATCTTCACAATCTCCAACCGCCGCCCAGCCAGCGCGAAGCCGACCGTGAGGAACACCCAGATGATCACGCCGTCCAGGACATTTCCGAGCGCACCAGTCATCTCAGCACCTCGTAAAAGGCGACGTTCTCGCGGGGAATCCGCAACTCACGCGCGTCACGCAGCCGCTCCGGCTTCGCGCCGGCAGCGAACAACAGGTCGGGCACCGCGACCCGATACTCGCGGGCAAGGCGCCGCTCCAACCACCATCCGATCAGCAGTCCCTCGACGCTGGGATGGTTCACGTGCGGATTCGGGTCGACGAGATGCAGCCGCACCCGTCGCCGGCGAAGGCCGGTCATGCTGCCTCGTCCCAGTAGGCGGAGCGGCCACAGTTGGCCCTGACCCCGACGAGCGTGACCGTGTGGATCCCCGGCCAGGTGACATGAAGCCGCGTCCCCCACGCATCATGCTGGAGTTGGACTGGCCCGAGCAGCACCACGAACTCCCTGTGGTCGCCGCGCTCGCCGCATCCTCCGCATCTGAAGCTGCGGGTGCAGAGCACCTCGGGCTTCATGAACCAGCGGCGGCGCGACACCTTCCACAGGAACACGGGGCCCGGCGCTTGCCCTGCCGGCCTTACCACACCGCCACCCACGGCTCGACCTTCACAGGCTGGCTCGACGCGACCGCGTTCACCATCGCCGCTGCCACAAGTCCATCGATCACGCGCACCTCCTGCAAATCGCTACCCGTACGGCCGCCACGACTCGACGATGGCCGGTCGAACCTGGTGTCACCACCCGGAAGCATCCGAGCGACCGCATTCAAAACATGCCGCTTCAACGCCGCATCCCCGGTATGCCTGAGCCACCCGTTGCGGAGCGCCTCCATGAACTTGTCGTAATCCATCACCGCGTCCGCGTTCTTCGTGCCGCGGTCGACCACCTCAGCCCCCAACTCCGCCTCGATCCACGCCGCGAGCTGCTCACCCTTAGTCATGTCCATCACCACGGTGTGGATCGGGTTCACCGAGTGCAAATCCTCTAGCGCGATCTCGATCAGATGCGGATCGGTCGACGTGCCATCACGCGGCGGCGTCACGATCGACGCCGAGCCGAGCAGGCGACGCTCGAAGCCAGGCATCCAAAACGGCACGATCGCCGTCGTGTCCCACTTCCACCCGATATCCAACCCCGCCCACACCGGCTCGCCCGCCGGTATCCGTTCTGCCGTCTCCGCCTTCTCCCACTCCACCTCGGTGATCGCCGCGTTCCCCGCCCGCGTCGCCAGGTTGCACACGAACCGGCGCCAATGCGGAAGCGTCATCGTCGGCGACGACCGCTTATCCCGCAGCCCCACCACCGTCACACCGCTGAACGGGTTC